CAATCACTCCTTGATAATAAATGTCACTTCAACAACAGCGACGGCCCCGTAAAGCCGTCCCTGTGTGTGCCAGGGTCCTGAAGGCTCGAACCTCCCTGACCTGACATCTTGCACAAAATCTCTCAGATCAAGGGTGCGACTATTCAGCACGGCAGACCGCGCCTTCGCTGCCAGCTCGCTCGCCTTGCTGTAGCCTTCTACCGGGTCATCGCTTTGCACAATCGCTGTTAATGCAACGGGTAGGCTCCAGACCTCCCGGATCGTTGTTGGCTCATGCGACGGGTTCGCCTGTTCCGCGAATATCCAGATCGCCGGGGTAAGCGGGTTAGACCGCGCACGATCACCCCTGATCACACTCTCGACCTCATCTAAAAGCTCTCCGTCAGCCGTAGCCTCGGAGAGCTTTTCTTCGATCTTCGTCATTATGCTATCAAACGCTTTATCCAGCCGCATCAGCACCACCTACCGTTTCGCGAATCGCCCTTCGCACGAACTCCTGCGTCCGTTGCCTCGTCTTTTCAATCGCCCGGTCAGCATAGCGGTTAGGGCTTGTCCCTCTCGTTTTGATCCCATACCAGATCGGGAAGGGTGGCAGCCCCTTGCGTTCTGCCCACTTAGCAACCGGCTTCCAGGGTGGCGGACCAGGCTCGCGGCCCTCATGGACGACCAGGGCATAGACTACATTCGACGCGATAACCCACTCCAGCGGCCCGCGCTGGCTTAATGCAAAAGAACCGGCTAACCGGTTCCTGTCTACGGGAGCTTCGCGCTTTACTTGCCCCCAGGCTTCTGTCGCGGTATATTTCAGGGCCAGCTCTACCGCGCTCACGCCCTGTTCAGCGAATTCCTCCAGGCCGCTATCGTCAAGATGAAACTCCAAAGGCTCAGCCATCAGCATCACCTTTTCCAGGCACAATGAGCTTGAAATTCGGCTTGTAGGGGAACCGTGCCAGATCACGCTGAATCGCCTTCGTGAACACCTTATCCCCTACCATATCTACGCTGAAATCATCGTGCCTGACTATCGGAGTCTGCCTGCGAAGGTTCGCCTGGGCTACCATGTTTGCTGCCATCCGCAGGGCAATAAACTCAATCCCTGGTGGAACCTTTTCGCGCTTGCCCTCTTCAACCTCTTCGTGGTAATCACGATTGCGGTCATGATCAATTAAATCTTTTACTTGCTCCAGCCAGCCTTCAATGATGCTTTCCAGCTTTTCCTCGGCTGTTTTCACAACCTCTTCGTTCCCGTCCAGCTCATCTTCCAGCCCGAAGTCTTGCGGCCTGACACCGGTATATTCGATAACCTTTTCCGGGGAGCTATAAACATTGTTGTTACCCATTTAAGCATCACCCGCTTTCGGAGTGCTTGCTATTAACGTGTGCCGTTAATCCTGCCTTGCTCTTCGCGACGAAATCGCAATGCGGGCATCTAACCCCCTGCTCTTCGCTGGTTTCCTGCTCTCCTTCAACCACCTCTTCCACCGTCTCTACATCAAGACGCCTACATGCCCTGATCTCCGCTGCCTTGGAGTTGTTCACCGTTACTTCTTTAGATTGAAGGGGAGGGAAAGCGCTCCCTCCCCTTACAACCTCCACATTGCTCTTGTTATAGACTTTGAGCCGTGCCATTCAGGGTTAACCCCCTTTACCGACTATCATCAGTTTCGTTATACTCTAACAGGCACACGGCAGCGGCTTCTTCGTCCTCGTAATCGGCATCGCCCTCAAACGTCAGCACGAAATCAGTTTGACGGTTCTTCGCATCACGGTCGCGCTCAATAAATACCTCATAGAACACGCCCCAGACCATGTTGTCCGGGTGCTGCAGCATTACAACGTCGCCCCAGCCATCGCTAGGAGATTCTGCCCTGTCCAGCATGGGTACGTAGATCACCGGGATGCCCTTATAGGTCAGTGTTATTGCGTCGGTTGTTGCCCTGTCGCCCAGGTCCGTTCCACGTGCACGGAGCTGGTTTCTGTAAGCGTTTTCGATATCCCAAGGGCAATAGAACCTCCACTCGCTGCGATCCTGGAGATACTGTTTCGGCAGGGCAGCAAGCAGCTCGTCGAAAATCTCCTCGGGGTTGTCTTTGCTCACGTCACCGGTATCCCCGTAGATCACGTTATCCGCGCGGGCTACCCAACCGTCGGTCAGGCCCAGGATGGCATCGTCGCCGGAATAATTACTGAACCCGGAGATATCGCCGGTTACATTATCAGTAGCCGCCAGGATCGCCCATTCTTCCATATCCCGGCCTGCAGCTTCACCGAAGAGATCAATCAAGGTATTCTCGAAGTTACCGCGTTCGATATTCCGGCGTAGGGCACGATCCTTCAAGCCGGTAATGGCCCGCAGCTCCTTGGCGATAAGCTGATTGGTCTTGACCGTGGGTTTCTTATACGATTCGCTACCGACCGTCGATTCGTTGTCCTTGACACCTTCTGTGATGATCCTGCCTACGAACCCAATGCGGTCAATATCGACGATGTGGGAATCCATTTCCATAAACCGTGCCTCGTTCAAGATCACCGTTCTGTGCTGCATGGACCTGATAAAGCGGTCAAACTTCTCGGCAACTAAAACGCCCTCGTTAAGGTCTCCCACGGTAATAGCCTTAAACGCCTGATCCATTTTATTTAGCATCTGCTCATTTGTCATCATTACCTGTCACCCCTCTTCTTAATTTTACGTCCCAAGGCGTCCCTGTCGGGCTGCCCGGTCCTTTCCTCTTCCTGCTCTCCGTCCTGGCCCTTCAGGCTCTTGGAAGCAGGTTTGCTTTTGATAACCTCGTCCAGCTTCTCGTTGATCTGCTGCTTTAAGGATTCGAAATCCTCTCTCAGCCCTTCAATCTCTTCTTGCTTGTCCTTACCTTCGGCGCCTTCTTCTTCGCTCTTCTCAGCCTTGCCTTCGCCTTCCTCATCGTCGTTGCCTTCGTCGTCGCTACCTTCGTCGTCGCTACCTTCATCGTCGAACCGCGACTTGATGGCTTCGATCTCTTCTTCCAGAGGTTTGAGCTTTTCGTCAACAACCTCTTTCAGAGCTTCCTTCATTTGCTCTTCGTTCATTTCGCCATCCTCCTTCTTAGATTTATCATCACTAGACTTTTCTTCTTTTTCCTTCTCCTCTTCTTCACTACCACCCCCGCGCTCGGCTTCAGCCTCGTCGATCAACTCTTTGATCATGCCGAAGGCTTGCTTCAGTTTCTTGTAATTCCTCTCGCTGACCTTGCGGCCTTTCTTCTGGCCCGCGTTAGCCAGCACATCAATCGCCTTTTGATACCAGGGCTTCTCACCTTCGTCCTGACCTTCAGGATCAATTTCCTGACCTACCGCAGACTTGATCGCGAAGAATTTCGCTTTCGGGACTGCGGGCTGATCAACAATGCTTACCGCAGCCGCGACCCAATCTTCGCCCAAATCGCAAAGCAGGGTTTTCTTCAGCGCAGCCTCTTCCTGGTCGCCTTGCTCCTTGTTCGCAGTCTCCAGCGTTGTGCGCTTAATACCCATCACGCTGTAGCCCGTCAGCGTCCCGTTTTCGATCTTTTCCCAGGTATTATCATCGAACACCTTAGAAGCCAGGACCCAGGAACCCTTCGGGAGAATACTCTTTACGCCAGCCATGTTCACTTCCAGGTCAACCGGCAGAACATAGCTTTCCACGGGAACTGCCACGTTGTTCAGGCTGTGCTGCAGGTCCACGTTGCGGTAAGATTTCATCCATTCGTGCGCAGCCTCTTCGATCTTCTCAGCCGTGACGCTCTCCCCGTCGCTGTCCTTTTCTCCGGGAACCAGCACCGCTGCATAAGCGACCTTCTTCGCCGCGTCTTTCATCACGATAGGCCCCGTCAGCTCTGTGTGCTTTTCTTCCACGCTCTTACCCCCTTTATTCAGGTATAAATTGCTTTACTCATCGCTGGCTTCGTGCTTGCGCTCTTCGATTTCAAGCTCGCTCTTGTAATCCTCATCGGTTACACCATCATCAGAGTCCAGCTTTTCAAGTAGCGCATTGAAGCCGTCAATCAATGCTTTCAAATCACCAGCTATGTCGTTCAGCAGCTCTTCCATCTTAGGAACACGATTACCACCTTCACCATGCCCTATGCCTTTCGGGGTCTTAGCCATCATTCACCCCCCTTTCCTGGTAAACTCTTTATAGAATGAAAATCTACGATGTAGAGCCTATCATTTTCTGCATCGTAGAAAGCATTAGAACTCATCGAATCCGTGTATATATAACCAAGCTCTTTCATCCTGGCTACCGCACGGCTGAACCGCTTCTTCATGCGCTTGAAGTTCTTGTCCCGCATCTCCTTGACCCTGACCCCCGATGCTCGCGGCATTACCAGGGTATTACCTACCTTCCAGCAGGGCAGCACTTCTTCCATGTGTTCGGAGAGATAGGTCTGTGCTTCCGCTATCTCAGCCAGCCTCTCATCGCTGATGTTATCCTTTTTG